GTTTGTTGTTCTAGTCTCCACAGGATCTCTGCGCATTGTTCTGGAGATATGTGTTGTTCGAAATTTATAATGTTTTGAGTTTCCGCTTGTTGAGTAGCCATTCTGTCTTCCTTTCATTCCTCTCTTCTCCATCTCGGAGATCATTTTGAATCGCGCCATCGTCTCCCCGTAGTCAAAATCAGTTAATTGATCTTGTGTCAGGGTTGATACTACGCATGCATCTTTAACAGGGGAGTTGCCGCACATTCGATCCGATGAATAGAACCAGATTTCTTTGACAAAATCATCGCCCACCCAAATGTAATCGACTTTGTGCTTGCCTCCTCTATTGAATGCTATCCAATCATAACACGTGTAGGCTGGATTAGCAAGCTCTTTCTCTTTCACGAGACCAGAAACATTGTCATCGCCGAAATAAAAGCAATTGCGAAAGTTTAACGTACCTATCTTGGAATATTCATTAGAGCAGATTAGATGCTCTCCGTCAAATCTCATAGATGCGCAGAGATTTGCGAGCGGCACTTTGCCATCGAGATTAAGCAGAAACAGTAGGCGCTCCCAAAGAAGTTCTTTTTGGGTTGCCGGAGTTGGGCTAGTAAGTTTAACGCACCCTAAGTCTATGTTAGGCGCAAGAAAGCTAAAGCGAAAAGGCCTGCGAGGCTGAGAAAAGAAAAGAGGCAGATTGTTATTGAACGCAAATAATACCGCCCTCAAACAACTGCCTATTACAATATTTTCATACTCAAGAATCATCGGTGCACGAATCGCTGGAACTAATATATCCCGTCCGCTCTTCGTTAACAACTTCCTCTAAAAGATCTTTGATCTCTAATCCCGCACAATCAATCTTGTTCTTGCTAACATGATAGTGGCTAATGAATCCAGAGAAGTTTCCGTATTTTACATCTTGTTCGTATTTAGTGGATGTGGATCCAAATTGGTTTTGAGGCGCTTCGTATGGAATCTCGGTCGCTTTATGAATAGCTTTCCACAAAGCCTTAAGTGCTTGAATCTGAACTGGATAGAAATCTGTGAACTCATCGAGCTTGCGACCATGCACCCACGCATCTTTAACTAGCGGTCGTTCACCAAAACCATTTTTCTCATACCAATTTTGATATTTGGTATAATAAGCATTTGAAATCTCGACACCAACTGACGCGCGATTGACGCGCTCAGATCCTGCATGCCAAGCGCCATGCTGCATATCTAAAGTTTGATAAATGGTGCCGTCATTATCTATGAGGAAGTGTACCGATGCTCCGCGCCTATCTAACACACGCTGACACGATGTAGAGGACAGGCACACATCCCAATGATTAACAAAGAGACGAATATTGCGCTTGGGGCGTCCAGAATAACTATAGTAATGGCCAGATGGCGTTTCTAAACCGCCCTCTTCAGACCACAGAACAACCTTATCCCATTCGATGGCCGTAAAGTTTCCCTGATAAACAATAAAATTTGAATAACGACAAGTCTTAGGCTGATGATCGTCTATATTTGCCTGTCTTTCTGTCCACAAACGACGAAAGCTAGCAGGACCACACAGGCCATCGGCCGATAATCCCTTTTCTTTCTGCCATTTCTTGATGGCTCTCGTCAGCTTATCATCATAGTATTTCTCGCCAAACCAAGTTGGATCCCAGCCTAGCTTAGCTGCAGATGATTCATTATAAAAGCTTTTGTCTATAGTCATAGCAAGTAATTCCTATTTTAGTTAATAATTCCCACTATATAATTATCAAGGACGATGCTTATTGTATTATTATTTATGGTTATTTCTTCGATCATTGATTTGTCGACAATTACCGAGGTACCATAAGCAATCTGTTCTTTGAATCTCACATCTGGTGCACAACTAACCACTTCTGCTGTGCCGTATCGCTCCTCGGCGGGCTTAAAGTCATCTGGCAAAACAATTCCGCTAGTTGTCTGGCGCATAACCTCTGGTAATTTAATTTGAATATATCTGTTAACTGGCTTAAACATTCCCCACCTCTTGTTCTAAAATCTTTTCTTGTTTTTTGTATAACGTCTCGCTCAAAAACACCTCCTCGTGTGATTCACACTTTTTACAATACATCGTTACATTAACGTGGCCACCAACCATCGCACGTATGTTGCCGGTGGGGGCCCAATAGCATTCACCGCCGTCTTTCTTACAGCGTCTCTGGAGAAGCCTGTTCTCCATTAAATGATTAAAATTCATCTTTGCCTCAAATTACGCACGACTCTCCATCACAAAACTTTGTGCCTGAGCCACCTTGCTCGGAATCAAATCTTAGGATAGGAGTTATATTCTTAATTAGTCCCTCGTAATCTTCTTTACTAATGGGCTCATAGGGCGCCTGGACATATCCTGTCTCCTTGTATCTCAAGAAAGAGACGGCTTTTAGTCGCGTCTCATACATTTCTAGTGCGTCCTTAATTTGGTGGGCTTCTTCGGGCTTGAAGGTGACCGTGATTGAAACTGAATTATCGGCCCAATAGTATTGATATTGTGCAGCGATCTCAAGCTGCTCCCACATGGAGACAGAACGCTTTCCTTTCTTAAAATGTGGCTCATGCACAGGAAAGTCAACACACACAGTATTTGGAGAATACTTATCATCTTCAATATTATATCCCGCCTCAGCTAAAACTTTAAGTAATTCTGAATCTTTTCCAAATCTGATCCGTCTAATATAATACTCATCTTCTGGGAAGTGAATTCCAGGAGTCGAGCCGTTGAGCAGGGAGACTGTTCCCGATGGCTTGATCGATGTAGTGCGGATAGATTTAGGAATGCAAAGCCAGTTTGAATATTCTTGGTCTAATTCTCCAATATAATTGTATGCATTGTTGCACCACCGGAGCATTTCGCGCCTTCCGTGCTTGTTAAATGCCTGAATAACTCCCGACTGCGACAAGCCAATGCGACGATTCTTCAGCATCTTTGCGTTTGTCTCGGGCCAGTGAGTATTTGAAAGCGTGATAGTCTTACCATACAAGTAGGCAATCTTTAGTGTTCTGAGGTAATCCTCGTAAGTGTCGTGCTTTGCCGGGAAGGTTTCCACAAGGCAGCATAGCTCTGCGTCTTCAAGCTGCTGCTCTACGCAAGGATTAAAGCCTGCGACGTTAATGTCATCGAGGCGCTCTCCATCTTTAAATCGACCACGTGTGCGCGCATTGTTCAACCAGATATATCCTGGCTCTCCATTCTTCTGTGACTGCGCGGCGTGCCAAGTATAATCCATTCCGACAACCGCATTAAAGGAATTGTTAGAACCCCATCGATGATGATAGAGCTTCTCTTGATCGTTCTTCATCTCCAGATAGCGCTTGTCATCATAGGCCCCCATAGCCAACGCAGCAGAACGACGAACATTGCCGGCTACCACGCAGCGACCAATAAGATTTTCGGTGTCCACTATATCGACAGAAGTAATAGGATCACCAACCTTGGCTGTGTATAGCTCAATCAGATTCTCGTGGAGTTCTTTGAGGGGTCCGTATCCTGACGATGTGCCGCCGAAGCCGCGAATAAGGGCGCCTTCAGGGCGAATAGCGGAGTAATCGAACTTTGGCACTTTAGAACCAAAAAAGAAACCATCTAATAAAGTGTGAACCGAATCGACCCAACCTTCTCGCGAGTCATCTATAACTAATATATCATTGGTGGACTGAGGCTCTTTAATGGTAATGGTGTTTTCGCCCTCTGTGTCGAAGCCGACTCCAATACCAACCATTAATGCGTCCATCATCCACGCAAACAAATAACCGCCCTTCGTGGCAAGATCGCGCGTTGAACGGAAAGCACAGTTAAATAGACCAGCAGCGGTGCGCTCCTCAACGAACTTGGTGCCCATCATCCACAGGCCGCGGCCTGGAGGGGTCCACTTAAGATTGAATAAGCGCTCGTATGCATCTTTTGCTGTGCTCTGGGCTTTGCTATCAATCCACTCTAGGCCCAACAAGAAAACATGCTGCTTCTGCATATCGAACATCCCCTCGATGACGCGGCGGCATGTTTGCCACCACTCTTCGGTACCTGTAGCACTGGGATCAAATTCGTTTAGGCGGCGAGCATATGTGCGCTTGAATGTCACATATCCCAAGGGGCCCCAAGGAACTTCAGCCTCTTTATAGGGCTCAATAAATGTATCTGATAATCTAAAGCGACGAATGTTTTCTAATGTTCTCATGTGTGTTTTCCTTTCCTTAGTTTTGTATATTTTGCTGAGAGTAGTTGCTGCTGTGCCTTGGGGTCTAGCGCGACTGGCGCGGTGACTATTTGATTGGGCGCGGCATGCGCCTGTGGCGCGGTGGGCCGAGGAAGGATCTTGATGTTGACGTTAGATGTATCCATAAATATGGGAAACACCATTCCATCAGGGCCGTTCCTATTCTTCGCAATGAAGATCTTGCCTAGATTGTTTTGCTTGTCCTCGATCGTGCGAGAGACAGAGAAAATGAAATCTGCCACAAAACATTTATTGAAGGCTTCTGAAATTTGTTCCATCGTAATAACCTCCGCGCTCAATCCTGAACGATTCGTTTGTGATGCTGTCCAAATAGGACACTGAAATTCTGTTGATAAAGCTCGAAGCTCTTCATAGATAGATTCCAGTTCGGTACGCTTCTCTTTTCTTATGGTAACCGGCTTCAAAAGATCGGCATAGTCTACGATAATCATTCCGGGGCTTATTCCTCGCTTTACAAGTCGAGAAAGGTGAGCGCGGATAGTGTTAGTAGAGGCTGATTTGGTGGGATATTCCTTAATAATAAGGCCCCCATCAAGCGCCTTGATCTCTTCATAGATTTCTTGCTTGAAGTTCTTGATATCAGAAAGAGGATAACCAGTGAGACAGCTGTCATAACGACTAGCGATGACAGTATCTTGAAGCTCTAAAGTATATTGCACCACAGTTTTCCCTTCTTTAAGCGCATTCGCGCCAAGATGAACTAGTGCCATGCTTTTGCCTGCGCCCGTGGGAGCAATCACAACTCCTAATTCGCTCTTTCCCAGGCCGCCGCCCACAATCGCATCAATATCTTTCCAGCCCGTAGAAACAGGGCTGCGATGCTTGGGGGCGAAGCGCACCTCAAAATCAGCCATGTAGTCATAGCCAAAATTGTTTTCAGATCCAAGTTTAAGCGCCTCGTTGATAACACTGGAGATTTCGTCAAAAGAACAGGTCTGCAGAAGCCCCACCGACTTCATCATTGCCTCTTTAAGGTTTTGCTTTCGGCAAAAGTCAAGGGAGGTTTCCTTGATATACTCATTGTCGTGAAGTTCTCGCGTATGAATTCTCGCATAATAATCGCGGACTTGTTTCTGAATAACCTCGTCTTCGCTTTCAAGTTCCGTGCGAAGAACAGCAATCATTGCTTCAACAGACGGATGCTTTCCATACTTTGTGCGATGGGTTACAACTTTCTGCAAAAAAACACGCAGATACTCTAGTTCTAAAAAGTTAATGTTCAATACTTCTGTGATTTGATCGGCAAATGCACGATCCTCAAAGATTAACTGAACAAGCCCTTCTTGGAAGGATTTTCCGTACCTCCCAAAACTTGCTTTTTCTGCTATCATTGATGTCCTCTGCTGGTCTTTATAATTATAGCGCCGGTGACTGGAAAGTCTATGTGAAAATGAAATTTATTTAGTTGCATTGTCAACGCACTCGTAATTGATCTTGTTTAACTGTGTCTTAAGATCCTCCCAGTTTAACTCACCAAATCCATCTTCTCGCATCATGCGAATTAGTTCAGTTCGATTAAATTCGCACTCAAAGTTTTCTATATTTTCTTTCGTATGCATTTTTGATTGGAAGGACATTTGTGGCGCATACAGCTGCATCATCTTGTAGTTATGTTCTATAAGACCTTTGCCCTGTATTACGCTATCATAAAATTTTACGCGGCTTCCTTTGTTTAACTGTCGACACCGCTCCATCACATCAGGAATGTTATATGTTTTACTCTCGCACAAAAATGGGAGGCGCTTTTGGATCGTCTTAAGTCCCACGCCCTTGATGCCGGGGAGATTATCCGAGGTGTCTCCCGCCATCGCTCGCGCTAATGCCATATTAGTAGGATGAATGCCTGTTGTTTCTACAATACGTTTTGCATTAAGCATCTCATTAACAGTGGGGCGCCACAGCACCGTTTCTTCATCACAAAGTTGCATAAAATCTTTATCATTGGAGACAATGATTTTCTGCCATCCCTGATAGTGTTCCATTTGTGTTACATAGGCGATGATATCGTCGGCTTCAATCTCTGGGAGGAGCACTTGAATAATCGGCATCTCGTTCATGTACTCAATGATGCGCTTTTGTTGCCACATCTTATTTTGCAACTCTTCATCATCTGTAAGGTTGCGGATGGCGCGGTTTAGCCTGATGGGCTTCCGGCCGGCCTTGTAATTCTTGTCCATCTCTTTGCGCTTGCGCGAACCATTAGGCCCATCCCACGCAATGATAATGTTGTCTGGGTTTGTTTCGCGCGCTAACTTCTGAAGGATCTTAATGAACCCCTTTAGGCCTCCGATGGGCTGGCCATTCGTAGACAACGAGGGATCTACAATGTAGGCCCTCAAATATGCGTTTAGCGCGTCAATAATCAATACTCTTTTCATAGTTTATAGCTCCCTGCAATTTTGCTATTAATGGTAAACACGACACGCTTTATGCCAACATATCGCATCGCGGCCATGCACATCGAGCAGGGCTGTGATGGCCTATAGGCGCCCTGCTTTCCTATTCTCGCCACATACAGAGTGGCACCTTGGGTAAGCCTTTTGTCTACTCCAAGAATGGCGCCAAGCTCTGCGTGTACTGTGGCCTTTCCCTGGTCTTTCTTGCGAAAACGCATTCCAAATGCACAATAGCCGCTCTTGTTATTACTCGTATTAATGACAGAGCCCCCTTTTACCAAAACCGCGCCATGGCGATAATCTGGAAATTCGGATAGATGGGCTGCTTTCTTTGCGTGTTCTAAATAACGAGCAATGCGACCGGCATATTCGTGCAGTTTATCTGGTCTACAGTCATAATCCGCCATAAAATAACCCCCTCAAGTCATATACATTATAACTTATTGAGGGGGCTAAGTCAAGTGTTTTTTTAGAATCGGAAAACGAGAGTCCACCGACCAGCGACATGATTCCACTTCCACATAAAATGAGGTCTGTGGTGTGCCATCACCCAGTGTCCGCGATAGAAGTATACCGAATAGGTGCCACGTGCTTTGGGCGGGGGCGGGGGCCTTGCGACATGATACTGGTGGTGTCGGTGTGTCGCGTGCTTATGGCGCGGCTTTTTTGCTGCGTGGTGCTGATGCGGTACCGCTCTTTTAGCGGACTGTTTCTGCTTGTGTGGCTTTGCATCGGCTACGCTGAAAGACATAGCCAAAACAAGTGCTGTAATTAATGAAATCATTTGTTCTCCTTGTGTGGTACTGTTAAATCTTCTGGTTCTGTATAGAAAGCATCTGCGCTTCCTTCACGTTTATCAAACTTCTGAATAATCTCTTCATCCATTAGACGCAGCACCCTCTCCTTAAATTCACTATCTGTTGTAATTAGTTGTGTCCATTTCGATGGTTGGAACTTTTTCTCGTAGTCTCCTATCTTTAACGTATACCATGCGCCGGCGCTTGTCAAGCAATCTGATGACTTAATGGCATCAAACCAACTTTCTTCATCGCGAATGCCGACTTCGTTGCCCCACAGAATACGGAAGGCACACGATCGGCCCTGTGTTCCAAAGCGGGACTTTTCCAGCTTAACTTTAACTTCGGATCCAATTCTAAATCCTTTCTCGTCAACAACAAAGGAAGACTTAGCCTTGCGGCCGGTCAGCCAGATGCGCAATGAATACGCATAAATCATAGCCTTTCCGCCAGGAGTCATATAAGGTGTCGTCATCGCCACAATGCGCGCGGCTGGTCCCTGGGGAATGTTTGTCTTCAACTGATTCAGAACAATGAATGTTGCCTGTTTATCGGCAATCGGAATGGTCAGTTTTGACATTCCTTTCGCAAGAATTCGCGCCTTCATTGCCATCGAAGACTGGGGATTGAAATCGCCTTCCACATCTGAGACTGCTGGCGTAAATGCCAGAGAGTCCCAGATGAAAACAAGCTTCTCATCAGTTGCTCCGAGAAGTTCCTCAATCGTCTCCAACACAAACTCGACAGACGATGCTTGAACGTACATTAAACGCTCCAAATCGCAGTCTGCTGCCTCTAAAAAAGTTGGGTCGATTGCTGACTCGGAATCAAAATATATAACGAGTTTTCCCTGTTTCTGGGCGTTTGCTGCTATTTGTGCAGCCATATAAGATTTGCCTGTGGATTCTAATCCTGCAATCTCGGTTACTTTGCCGACAGGAATGCCGGCGCGCTGGCCCTTGCAGATGATAGAATCTAACCAGCGTGAGCCGGTCGGGATCCACTCCTTTACTTGAGTAGGATTATCCCCTGTCAAGTCGTGTGCGACATTTCGGCCGGCTTTCTTGTTTACTAACGTCATCAGGTCTTGTAGTCCCACACGACCTGCTTTTGTTTTCTTTCTCATTCTGTTCCTCCTGTGTTGTCCATTATAACACAATGTAAACGCTTTGGCAAGTTGGTAATAATGATTTCTTTTGATTCTTTGGTCTTATTCATTCCATATGTCCATTGAGCATCATAGATTTGATAGTCTCGATAAAGAGATCTGATCTCGTCGCAGTCTCTATACGATAAAATCCAATTCTCTCTCTGTCTGAGAAGCGAGAACAAAGCTAAGTGTTCAAAGCTTTTATGCATATCGCCGGACATGCCATAGTAGTTATTACTACCGGGCGGCATAAAATAGGGAGGATCTAAGTACAAATAACAATCATGATTTTTTAAGGCTCTCTTAAAGTCAGCACAACGCACTGTAAAATTTTGCACCTTAAAGTTAGATATTTCGTCTAATTGAGATTCAGTAAATCGCATGCACGAGGCTTCAGCCGAATATCCTCCCGTTAATGTGGTGCCAGAAAAACTGCTGCGATTGAGCGCATAAACTTTTGCGGCCAAGTCGATGGTGCCGGGGTGCCCCTTCTTTAACGCAAAGGCGATCTCTTCTTTGAAGCGAAGAAAATCATCTTTCCGGAGCCCTCTCGCTCGAAAAGGATCTCTGGTCTTATCGTAGCTATAGAGTTGGAGGCGCCTAAACCTTCTGGCGGCGACGGCTAATTGTTGAGGCTTCTTTAACAAAGCATTCCAAAACCACACAATGGGCTTGAAGCCTTCATAGCCGTGTATAACAATTCCTCGCTCTGCGAGGGCTAGCTCAAACGGGCCGCCCCCGAGAAAGGGGGAGCAAAGCTCCCCACAATCATCGGGAACGAACTCCATCAACGTATCTATAGCACGGCTTTTACCGCCAGGATATCGTAATGGAGTTTTCATCACTTAGCCGCATTGGCAATGTTCTGACTGCGCCAAGAACCGCTGTCGATGGCTTCTTCAAAGATATGGTCACACTTATCCCAAAGGTTAGACCAACACCCGAATTCGGCATGTCGCGAGTTAAAACGCTTACGGAAATACATCGAAAAGCGCGTCTCAAGCATGCTAAGGATCTTATAGCCTGCCTCGTCCCAAATCGCCTCCAAATCCTTGTCGGTAAGTCCGTTTGCCAAAATTACCTTTCCAGTCTTGCGATCCAGCTTGAAAGCGTTCTTTAAAAGACCGTACATTACTGGCTGCATATAGTCAGGAAGAAGCGCGACACTTTGAGTGCTTCCATCAAACATCTGCTGGGCGAAAAACTTGCGCTTGGCGACATCCTTCCTCATATCAGTTTTCCCACTCTTGCGCACAATCTGTAAATCATCGAAAGATTCATCACCACTGGCGTTTCTTTCAAAAGCAGTGCGCAAATTCTTCTGAATGTAATCATTCATAGCGAGAATGCGGTTTGCATGCACAAACAACTTTTCAAAGTCACGGCTTTTATCCGCATCTTCTAGAATCATCGTAGAACGATAACCCTTTCGCAAGATGTTGTGCATCTCATCACCGGTATCTAACCAGTCACTTCTTAGCGCCGGAACGCCCGTGTACATCAAAGAGATAACCCGGTCAATTCTGCACTCTTTCTTGATCAAGGCGCCTTCGACATTCTTTTCATTTTCTCGCCAGCCGATATTTGCAGAAATGTCTGCGTTGAGATACGCCTTAAGGTGGTCAAAAAGCCCACGTTGGTTTTGCTCGCTATTTAGCTTCTGCGTTTCTCGACTATTCCACGTCTCAGCAGCCGTGCGAATTTGACCATTGTTCTCAAAGAACCTGTTCTCAACAAAGGTGATGGACACCTGCTGATCAGTGGCGTTGGCTGCGCCTTGCGCAATTGCCTCGATCGTATGCTGCCCATCATAGTGGCCAGAGCCATCTTGCTTGCAAGAAAATGATATAGTATTGGTTTCAGAATCGTAACTAACCGACCCATCGTCAACCACAATACAAACTCCGCCGTTATATACAGCAAAGCCCGGCAATTCCTCTAAGGTTTTTCGAATAGCCTTAACTTTGGGTGACTCAGAATTAAGGGCGCGCGGGTTCGTACCATTTGGAATCGCAAACAACTCGCTTTCTGGTGATATGCGGATATAAGCATGCCCAAAGCGCGCCTTCATGGGCATGCCCATCTTCTTCTTGGTATCTCGATTTTCCTTTCGATTGCGTCCCAGCTGGACAGTTACTACCGAAACTGGAATGTCTTCATCGTTTTCGGTGTATAGTTCTAAAGTATGCATTTTATTTCTCCTTTTTGTTTTATAATTTGCATGTTAGCTTCATCTGCCTATCTATAGGCGAAGCATTAATGTATCTCTTCATCTGAAGAAAGGTGGCAGAGTATTTTAGCCCCGCTCTGCCATCGGTACCAGACGCCCCTAGTTACTACTAGCCACTCATCAATTCATCAAAGGCACGGTCTACATCGCTTTTTGCATTTGCGGCGCCGTACTTGGCTGTCTCAGAAGAGCGACTTTCAGCGGAAGAATTTCCGGAAAGCTGCTCATCCAAGATTGCGTCGACCTGGGATGCACTAAGACGATCAAATAGACCATCAAAGTCGGGCATACGATCGAGGAGGGCGGGGATCGCATCTGCCTCTTCCAGGAGGGTGGACGTGTTTCGACGCATCTTCAGGTTTGTCTGAGGATATGCTCCAGGCTTGGTGGGCTTTGTATAGGTAAGGGTAATG